ACCCCCCCACCCCACCCCACAGGATGAGCCGGCCCCGGCGCCGAGCCCTTTTCGCAAAGCCGACCCAGACGAGGCCTAGCGCTAAAACTGGACAAGATCAACTGGCACAAGATCATCTATTGCCTGGACTGCAAACGAGAAGGCCGGCCCTGGATACTCACAAACCCGAACCAATGCAGCCACCCATGGAGATGGCAATACATCTTTTCTCGGGCAAACGAAGGCCACTCACCAAAAGAATCTGCGCCTGTGGCTGCGGAGAAACCTTCCGAACCACATTCCCAGACAAACAATATGTAGACGGCGCACACAAGCAAAAAGCATACCGAACGTTACGACACGTGCGGTAACAAACACACAAAGGAGAATCCTCAATGACCCGTCAAACTATATCCATCCAGAACTACCGAACATCCGAAGAGCTCCGCCGGGCGCACCCCGAAGTCCGATCGTGGATTTGCATCCACCACGCACCACGCGGCCAGTCCGAAGAAACCCAAATGGCCGGCCTGAAAAAGGCAATGATACACCGCAGCCAATGGCATCAGGTCGTGTTCGTGTACCAGGTCGGAGATTTCTTCTGGACGCCAGCGACCCAGAAGCCGCTCTGCATCTGCTTGCAGTACATCGGCGATAACGGACCCTGCCCGGTCCCAAGCCATAACCCTGAAGGCGACCATGCCCAGGCATAGCAGTATCACCGCCCGGCAAATCCAGAAGGCCCGCGCCGAGTGGTACGCCTACCACTACGAGAAGCGCGCCAAGTTCAAGGCACTCGGAGTCCATGACCAGCACATCTACCAGGAAGCCGCAATGAGAATTTCACCACCACAAATGACCGTCTACGGCGGATTCCAGGAATGCTGGCCCACCAGCGAAGAGACAAAAATGCTGGCACGAATCCAGGGCCTGACAGACTTCGACCTTGCCTGCCCGTGGTATGTCTCAGATTACGGCTGGCAGACCTTCCAGGAAAGCTGGCGGCAGCTCCCCGAGCCGGTAAGTTATCCACAAGGAGCCTGTGTACAAAATGGGGCACTTGTCCACATTGTACACAGGGAAAGCGAGTTATCACCAACCGATCGAGCCTAAAAAGGCACTTGTACACATGGCGGGGCAGTTGTTCCAAAAATGTACACATCCCGCCATGTGTACAGATTTACTCTACACTGCAATGAAATCTACCCTACAGAAAGGATTTGTACACAATGTACACACCCCCTACTAAGACGACTAGATTCATAGTCCTATTATTTGGTATGTTGATCATTTCAGGATGCCTGGAAACCACAATACCAAACATCCAGCCGCCGGCCCCATCGCGGCAGACCAGCCAGGTCCAGCCGATCATGGCACAACAGCGACACGCCGCAACAGCGCCGCCAGAACAGGACGAAGGTGCAGCCGGCGCCGTCTTCGAACTCCCAACGCCCACACCACTCTGTGCCAAAATCACAGCCCTACAATCTCTTCACCTGCGCGCAACACCCAACGAGAAAGCCGGAGTCATTGACTACCTATATTTCGACGAACAGGTCGAAGTCATCACCTACGGCATCTGGTGGTACATCAAGACGGAACGAGGAACCCTCGGCTACGCCAATGCAAGATACCTGAAAAGCACGGTGTGCAAGCAATGAACGACCGCCAGACGCCCTTCATCCATCCCGCAACACCAAAGAAACTCATTCGGGAATTCAGGAAGTGCAAATACAAATACCACGACTTGGCCAGAGCGCGCGGCGTCAACGTCTATCACATCTATCAGCTGATCCACCATGGCAAACTGCCATCAAACCCAAACATCCGCAAGATGCTTTTCATCCGGCCCCGGAGAAACCGGGAAAACGGGAGGCCGGCTCCGCCGGCGGGCGTTGCACGCGCCGCCTCTCTGCTAACGGGGGGCAAGCCCCCCGTACCCCCCAGACCCGAACACTGGCGCTGGTGGCACAGCCTGGACAAAGCCAGCCGGGACCGCATCATAGAAAGGCTATATGAACATGCCAAAGAACTTGACCACTGAAAGCCCCATGAAAGAACTCGCCCAGGAGCTCGACGCCAAAATCAAAGCCTGGATGCTGCGAGCCGTGGAAATCACCGGACACACCACCAACATAGACGAAGCCTTCGACGAATGGGAACTAGAACGCCAGGCACTAAGTGAGCTCCACGAAGGACTCCAGACCTTGGAATTCCAAAATTACCGTATGGGACTGGCGCTCGACACTGCTAACTCACTCATCCTAACAATCGAAAAAGAAGCCGAAATGTTCATAAAACAAAAGACTCGAGATAAAATCCAGCAATTCAAAGAATTATTTGAAAAAGCAAAACCAACCGCAAAGGATAACGGCAATGCTACAACAGATCCTTGAAGCCATGTATCAGGACGCATTCAACCGGGCCGGCGTGCCAGTCTCCCGAACGCTCAAGCACGGCCTGCGTATCGAGATCACAGCCAACATAAACCACATCCAGCTAACAATTTCCAGAAACGATCAATTCCCATCTGTCCGGGAGTGGGAAACCGTGCTGAAGAACTTTCCATACCACGTAGGAATGATCATGCCAACCACTCAGCAGGCAGGAAGTCAGTACTCACTCACAGCCAACCTGCCGGCCCGCAGACAGGCGCAACTCTCATTCTTGTAGGAAACACCATGCCATGGACACAGAACAAACCACCACAAAGAATAGAACAGCTTTTCGAACAATACGCCAAAGTTCAGGCCGCCATACAGAAAGGAAAACCATGAAAACAATACTTGATATTCTCTACGTTTTGTACAGCCTTGCAGTCGCTCTTGCATTCGCATGGGCGTTTTTATGGTCATTCAAGGAACTTGCTGCACTCGCAGCGAACTAGGAGAGTGAGCATGTATCGCCCGCATGGACCATACCGACAGCGTAAGGAAGATTGGATTCTACTCCTCGGCCATTTCCTGATCCCGGCGAGTGTGATGCTCCTGGCAATCATCGTTTGTGCGAACCCATAGAAAGGATTATGAGTAGAACAATCATGAACGCAGACCCAACCACAAAGACCCGAATACTGCGGGCCATCGAACGCATAGAGAACCGCCTGGAACAGTTCAAGCACATCCCGGAAGAAGTAGCACAGCTTCGCGCGCTCAACGACCAGCTACACGCCGCACTCAAACAAAGACAAAACTGGGATGTCTGGAAAGTCGCCGCCATCCGCAGCCTGAAGCAATTCATCAGTATGATCGACCGCAGCACCTGACTCGAAATTTGTGGTAATATCTGCCCATAGTCCGGCCGCCCGCCTTCGCTCCTACAGGACCCCAGGCGGACAAGGCGACCGCTGGCACTGGCGCACAGGCGCCCCGCCACCCGCCGCGTGAGAAATCACGCGGCTTTTTTTTTGGACAGAACAACCATGGACTTACCACCAATCCCGATCCCAATCACGCTATACGTGGAAACGATCAACTTCAAGCCCGAACTCGATACCCGGATCCAGCGCCGCAAATCCGCCATCGACATCGAAATGCAAGCATCGAATGCCAGGCAGCTTCTCGAGGAACTCACCAGGCGCCTTGAAGAAAACTCTCAAGGCGCCATCCGCGTACGCTTCACAGGCAGACTATTTGTATGACCCCACTCACGGCCACAACCGTCATCGACAAACTCGACGACCTGCTAGAAGATGACAGAAACTTCTCAACACGCTCCGGCCTGCGCCTGATGATAGAAGTTGTCAAGGAAGCGCTTACCGTCATAGGAGAAGCATCCGACCAAAAGCATTCCATGAACACCCGCCTAAGCCTGGTAGAAACCGCACTACATGAATTTCTCGAAGCCCAGAAGCAGCGCCGGGAAAAAGACGACGATGAGCGCCGGCGCTGGCGATGGGCACTCATCGGGCCAACACTCACACTCGCGCTCGCCGAGCTCGCGCAATGGATCTTCAAATGACATGGCAAAGACAAAAGACCCCAAAAGGCGCCAGGGCGCCCAACCCGGAAACAAGAACGCCGAGAAGCACGGCTTCTACTCGAAGAATTTCAGCAGCGAAGAGACAACTCGCCTTGCTAACTCTGACCTTCACAGCGTGGAGCATGAGATCGAATTGCTCCGAATATATGTCTCTCGAATATCCGAGCTTGTACCCCTCGACGAAATCGGAGAAAACGAATTGAAGGCGCTCAATACGCTCTCGCTCCTGACTCAATCCATCAGCACCATGATCAGAACACACTACCTGACACGCGGCAAAGGCGGAGTCGTCGAGAAATCCATCATGGACGCACTCGAAGAACTCCGCCTTGAAATGGGCCTCTGACCTGACACATGAGCACCCTCAAACAGACCATCAAGCAGATCGCCAAGAAATTCAACACGTTCACCGAGCGCGGCGGAGGGATAACCATGCGCCGCTACCAACTCGAGCCGGCCAAGGCAATCATCGACTCCATAGTCCATAAGCGCGGCCTTACCTTCGTCGTCATCATGAGCCGGCAGGCCGGCAAAGACGAGCTCATCTCGAACCTGATGGCCTACCTGTGTAACCTGTTCGCCCACCGCGATGTCGGTATCGTGGTCGCAAACCCCACCTACAAACCCCAGACAATCAACGCCATCATGCGCTTCGAAAAGCGCCTGTCCACAAACCTGCTTACGAAAATGTTCTGGTCCAAGCGCTCCGACTTCATGCGAATGATCGGACAGTGCATCGTCTCGTTTCTCTCCGCCGATGCAAGCGCCAATGTCGTCGGCGCTACAGCCTCACTCGCCCTGATCATCAACGAAGCCCAGGACGTGGAGCCGGCCACCTATGATAAGAAATTCGTCCCCATGGTCGCATCCACCAACGCCACCCGGATCATTTGCGGAACCGTCTGGACATCAAAAACCCTGCTTGCGCGGGAGACCCGCGCAGCGCTCCAGGCAGAGAAAGCGGACGGCATCCGCCGCGTATTCCTTTACACAGCCGACAACATCAGAAAGATCGTGCCAGCCTACGGACAATTCATCGACAACGAGATCAAGAAACTCGGCCGCCAACACCCCCTCATCAAGACACAATATTTCTGCGAAGAAATAGACGAACTCGCCGGAATGTTCAACGCCCGACGGCTGGCACTCATGCAGGCAGACCGGGAAAAGATCATCAACCCAGGCGAAGGCGCAATATACGCCATGCTCATCGACGTAGGCGGACAGGACGAAGCCCTGATCAATCTCGACGGCATGGGCAACCCAGGCCGGGACTATACAACACTCTCCATCGTAGAGATCGACCTTTCCACGCTCGAAATCCAACAGGCGCCAACTTACCGCACCGTGCACAGAAATTCGTGGCACGGAGACAATCACGTAACCATCTTCAGCAACCTCACCGCATACGCCACCATCTGGAACCCACTCTACATCGTGATCGACGCAACCGGAGTCGGAGAAGGACTCTGGGCAATGCTGGCCAAGAAATACAGAGAGCGGGTATTGCCGGTCAAGTTCACACAGCAGACCAAATCAGAAATAGGCTACGGATTTATCGGCATCATCGAAACCGGCCGATTCAAGGACTGCGCTCCATCAGAGACCGTTCGAGAGCAGTACGAAAACTGCGAGAGCGAGATCCTGATAGGACCGCAAAAGACCATGCGATGGGGCGTGAAGGACGGATCCAGAAGCGCCGCCACCCGCGAGCTCATCCACGACGACTACATCACAGCCGATGCCCTCACCGCCATTCTCGACAAGCTCGAATGGTACATATCATCAGAGACAACCATCATCGAAAGCGACGATGTATTACAGGAAATGGATCATGCCTACTAGCGCGACGGGAGGCCGGCTCCGCCGGCGGGCGTTGCACGCGCCGCCTCTTCCTAACGGGGGGCTTGCCCCCCGTACCCCCCTGGAGACTTCATAATGCCCACAAAAAAAGAGCTTGAAGCACAAATCCAAATGCTCAACGACGCGCTCGAGATGTCGCTCGCACTCAGCCCGGAGCGAGACAACAACTTCTTTACCGGCGGACTGTCAGCACTCTACGAATCACGAACATCCTGGGACCGAAAAAAGGTATTCGCCGAGGCACTGCGCGCCTGGCGTGTAAACCCCATCGCGCGCCGGATCGTTCGCCTGATGACATCATTCGTGATCGGCAAAGGGATAACCATCACAGCAAACGACCCAAAGACCCAAACCTTCCTAAGCGAATGGTGGAGCCATCCGCTAAACCAGATCGGCCGCAATGCCAAACGCTGGAAGGACGAAGATACCCGCACAGGCAACCTGTTCTTCCTATGCACCGTGGACGAAGCCGGGATGACCTACATCCGGGCCATGCCAGCCGAGCAGATCGAAGAGATCGAGACCAAAGAGAACGACATCGAACAGGAGACCAGATACACAAAAGACGCAGTCGGAGCCGAATCCTACGAAGCCTACAACCCGGACGCAGAGCAAAAGACCTTTATGCTGCACTACGCCAGCAATAAACCCATAGGCGCCGCCTGGGGAGAAGCCGACCTGTCGCCGCTCCTGGTCTGGATCGGACGCTTTTCATCCTGGCTCGAAGATCGGGTCAGACTCAACCGCTTCCGAACCGCATTCATGTACGTCATCCGCGGCGCCTACGCATCAGAAGCCGAGAGAGCCGCCCGAGAAAAGCAGCTCAAAGCCAACCCACCCCAACCGGGATCCATACTCGTACTCAATTCCCAGAGCGGCGAAGAGTGGGGCATCCTGTCATCACAGCTCGACGCCTTCGACGCTTCCACAGACGGCCTTGCCATCAAGAAAAACATCGCCTCAGGCATCGGCTTTCCACTCCACTGGCTGGCCGAACCAGAATCAGCAACACGAACCACCGCAGAAGCAGCCGGCACGCCCACATTCCGCACACTCGAAGAAGCCCAGGACGATTTCTTTTCAACGCTCGTTTCTCTCGCTCAAGTCGCCTGTCAGGTCCGCTCCCGATTCGACAAGAGCATAGATCCCAAGACAAATATCACGATCGAAGGCCCAGACATCACCGAGCGCGACAATGCCACGCTAGCCTTGGCCCTTGGCAGAGCATACCCGCAGCTTGCCGACCTGTACGACCGCGAAGGCATAGACGCAAAAGAGTTCCTGCGCCTGGTCTACAAGATGTTCGCCGAAGTCTGGGACTGGCAAGACGAGACCATACCAAAGATCAAACGCAAGCCGCTCACGCAGGAGCAGCCACAGGCCCCGGGAATCGAAGAAGAAGACGAACCGAGCGATCCTGAAGAACAATCGAACAGCCTTACAAACCAACTGGCAAACGCATTCCAGGCCATAGCCAACAAGGAGCCGGCCAAGCTATCCATCACAAACAACATGCCGGCCGTCAGCGTCCCTGTCCAAATCGAGAACAACATGCCAGAGCAGCCGGCGCCGGTCACGAAACTGGAAATGCCTGTCACGATCGAGAACCAGATCGAACAGCCGGCAATCAATATCGAGAACAACATGCCGGAGCAGCCAGCGCCGGTCACAAACATCCACAACCAGATCGAACAGCCAGAAGTCACGATCAAGAACCAGGTGCAGCCGGCGCCGGTCAAGGTCCTACCGGCCGCCTTCGGCCAAAACAAGCCGAGCAACGACCTTGAAACAGAACCGGTATTACCAAAGGCCAGACGGAGACGCAAATGAACCAGAGACAGGTAGTAGCCGTCCGAAACCCCAACGACGGCGAGCCGCTGGCCGTCACAGACGCCCAGGCCGCAGCCAACCAGCGCGAGATCATCCAAGCCCTGCAAGCCATGAATAAACTCGTGCAGTCCAATTACGAGCAG